TACGCGCATTGCAGCCTAGGCTATGCGTATGCTATACAGAACTTTGAAAAATCAACGGAGGCCTTGAAATGGCTGGAGTCCCAGGGGTTGGCGGACAGAACCGAAAAACCGTCGAAGAGCTCAAAAAGACGGGCTCATATCGCCCATGTTTGCACGGCGATCGGGATGAAGTCCAGGAGCTGCTCTTCCAGTGGGCTCCTGGAGTCCCGGAACCTCCCGAAGGTTTGAACCACGATCCGGCTCTGGTCGGCCACTGGAATTATCTGCACAACACCTGTCCCGAGCGGCTCCTGGTGAAGGCGGATCTGGGAGTGATGTCAAGCTACTGCATCCTGACTCAGCAGCTCCTCGACTCCGTGGTCGAACGCGAGCGGCTTCCGGCGTCATTCCACACCGGCTATATCGGGATCCTCCGCGAGCTTGGGCTGACTCCTTCCGCGAGGCAGAAGCTCCAGGATCCCGCCAAGCTGGCCGGCAAGAAAGATGAGAAGCCCAAGGAAGACGGCTTCGAGGATCTGAACTGATGGCTATCAAAACCCAAGAAGAACTGGCTGCTTCGCTCGCCTCCCTGTTCCCCGACAACGGAACTGGGGAGATTACTGCGGAGGACGCACGCACGTTCTACACAGACCTGATCGACACGGCCGAAGATCGCTGGGGAGCTGGCGTGAAGACGTCTCCCCTGACCTCCCCGGAAGTCTCCCTGGCCCAGGAGCGAGTCAACACCCTCCTGGCAGATTGCCCGTCAACACCTGGAGCTCCTGGCATTGTGTTGCTCCAGGACGACTTTGGAAACTACGCGGACGGAACAACAGCACCTCAGACGCCTGAAGTTTCGGCTGGTGGAAACGACTGGGAGGACACAGGTTCAGGCGGGACCATCCGGGTCGAAGGCGGTTTTCTTTCCGCCATATTAGCCGCTTCAAGCGGTCGCGGATGGATTTGCAAAGTCACCGCGAACGATTCCCCGAGCCCGGAAACCCCGGAAAACGTCGAAGTCGTTATGACCGGGAAGTTCAGCGGCGCGGATAGCGGATTTGCGCGGCAAGGATTCCAAGCGCGACACACCGCAGGCGCAGTTTTCACAGCGTCGCCGGGATCACCGTGGATCGGCTATGACGAATCCGGGGGCGCACTTCGCGTTCGATACGCGACACCTAATGGTTCAGTCTGGGGAACAGGTCCGTCCTTTACGCCAGCCGAAGGCGAGGACTTTACCCTTCGCGCGGTCTTTACCGGCGACGACGTGACCGTGACCTGGAACGATGCCAACGACTTGACGGTTGTCGGTTTATGCACGGCGAGAGGAGGCTATTTTGGGCCAGTCACCCGGGGGATTGGATCAGCCGCTCCTGGATCAGAGATCGCTGACACGTTCGTTGTTTACGACACTGACGCAGGACCGCTTGTCGGCGCAACGACAACCGGATGCATTTCCCCGGCAGACCTCCGCGACGCGATCGCTCCGATTATTGATTTGTTCTATCCCGACTGGACAGCCCCATGAACTGGTTCAAACTAGGAAAGCCTGGAAAGCCGCGGAAGATTCCCCTGGAGACCATCCTCGAGTGGGTTGTCGTGGCCTTTGTTTTAGGTCTGCTCTTCTACGCGCTCTTCGGACCCGTCCACACGCATGTCTGATTCCGGCTCGACACGTGCTGAACGCTACGCTGACCAGGTGCTCTCTGGTGAGGTTGTAGCGCCTGAGCTAGTGCGTCAAGCCTGTCAGCGCTTCCGGGACGACCAGGAGCGATCTGATCTGATCTGGGACCGCGATAAAGCCGACATTGCCGTCCGCAATATCGAACGCATGCCTCACGTCAAAGGCAGGTGGCGCGGAAAGCCGATCGTGTTGGAGGACTGGCAGTGCTTTGCGGTGGCCAACATTTTCGGCTGGCTCTGGGCGAGCACTGGGAAACGTCGATTCCGATACGCGTATCTGCAGATCCCGCGGAAGAACGGGAAGACATTGCTGTCTGTCTGCATCAGCCTGTTGATGTTTGCCTGCGATGGTGAGCCTGGAGCGGAAGTTTATCTCGGCGCAACCAGCCAAGACCAAGCGAGAGAGCTGCTCCTGTTCCCGGCGAAGCAGATCGTCAACATGTGCAAGCCGTTCAAGAACCACTACGGCATCGAGGTTGGAGCTCAAGCTCTGACCATCCCGGAGTCGTTCTCCAGGCTCAAATCGGTTATCAAGAAACCTGATGACGGGTACAATCCCCACTGCGCAGCTGTGGATGAGTTCCATGAACACGAAACGGACGACCAATTTGAGACTTTTGATACAGGAATGGGCTCGCGCGAGCAGCCGCTCCTCCTGGTTACGACGACAGCGGGGAGCAACCTGGCGAGTCCCTGCAAGGAATACCGCGACGAATGCGTCCAGGGACTGACCGATAACGACTCCGATTCTCGGTTCATCTTGATCTATGAGCCTGATGCGGAGGATGACTGGGACGATCCGGAGACGCTTCGGAAGGTAAATCCAAACATCGGAGTGTCCGTCTCGGAGGACTACCTCCTGGATCAGCTTTCCCAGGCCAGAAAATCGGCAGGCAAGCAGAACGCCTTTAAGACAAAACACCTCAACATGTGGGTGGGCGCAAAAGTAGCATGGATGAACATGGTTTGCTGGCAGCGCCAATATCGCCCCCAGAAGCTCGAGGATTTTGCCGGTCGACCGGCGTGGCTGGGTCTCGACTTGGCTTCAAAGAAAGACGTGGCAGCAATTGGCATTATAATTCCCGAAGGATCCGCATATAATGCTTTTGTGAAGCTCTACGCTCCGGAGGCAGCTGCGGAAGACAATGAGATCTACCGCAAGTATCAAACCGCGGGAGAACTGGTGCTGACACCTGGCTCCGCGACAGACTACGGATTCATCGAAAACGACTTGGCCGAACTGGCTACCCACCTGGATGTCCAGGCAGTTGGGTTCGATGAGTGGCAAGCTCAGTATCTCGCCCAGCGAATGATGGAGCGAGGTATGGAAATGGAGTCGTTTCCGCACCAGGTCCGAACAATGTCGGACCCGATGAAGGAGCTTGAAGCGCTCGTGTTGGACGGACGACTCTGGCACAACGGAAATTCCGCGCTGAACTGGATGATGGGGAATGTGATGGTCCGCCAAGATGCCAAGGACAACATCTTCCCAACGAAGAGCAACCCAGCGGATCCCCGCTGCAAAATTGATGGAGTGGTCGCCCTGATTATGGCTATGGGGCTGGCCGTCCGGGAACGCGAGGAAGGATCAATGGACGATTGGCTGCAACATCTGGGAGTCGCAAAATGAGCGGTCTCCTGTCTGACACACTCGCCTACTTCTTCCTCGGCGAGGACGGCCTGAGCCAGCGAGAAGATGGACCCCGACATAGTGGGCCCATGAATCGACGGACGGCCTCAGGGAAGACCCTGAGCGACCAGAGAGCGCTTCAACTGTCCGCAGTCTGGTCGTGCATCCGCGTGATTACCGAGTCCGGGGCAAACCTCCCGGTCCAGGTTGTCGAAAAGGACAGCGAAGGCAACCGGGAAGAACTCAAAAACGACTTTCCCCTGGCCTATTTGCTCAAGTACTCCCCGAACGACTATATGACTCCCCTCCAGTGGCGGACAGCCACCTGGTTTCAGCGAACGGCCTATGGGAACGCGTACTCCCGGATTGATCGCTCTGGTGAGCGTCCTGTCGCACTTCATCCCATGTCAGCCGGCTCAGTGGAGCCGTTCCGCGAGGGGGGAGTCACGAAGTACAGGCACAAGACCGAGAAAGAAATGACCGTCTACGCCCGGGAAGAGGTTTTCCACTTCATGGGTCTGACCTCGGACGGCATTGTCGGACTGAATCCCTTCGCCTATGCCCGGGAATCGGCAGGAATTGCCGTGTCCGCGGACGAACGGGCAGCCACCAGTTTCGGTGGAGTGCCCAACCTGGTCATGAAAACGGACGACTGGCTGAAAGCTGAGCAGCGAGAAGCGCTGAAAACCATCTACGATCGGCTCGATGAGGGCGAACATACGTGGATTCTGGAAGGCGGAGTGAGCGCTGAGAGCCTGGGATTGAGCCCGGATGACCTCCAGATGCTCGAGTCCAGGCAATTCCAGCTCGCTGAAATCGCCCGTTTCTACGGTGTCCCAGTCGTGATGATCGACGGAGCAGCCAGTGCAGGCGCGTCCTGGCCGGCCAGTTACGAAAAACAGGTCCAGGCTTTCCTCCAGTTCACGCTTAACCCGTACCTGGAAGGCTTCGAGTCGGCCTGTATCAACTCGCTGTTGACGCCTACTGAACGCCGAACCAGGGACATCAAGGTCGAGTTCAATTTCGCGCGGTTGCTGCGATCGGACACAGCTGTTCGACAATCGTATTACACTTCCATGGTTTCAAATGGCATAATGACCAGGAATGAGATTCGCGCACTGGAGAATCTCCCACCCTCCGAGCAGGAAGGTGCGGACGACTTGACGGTGCAGCTGAACATGAGCCGCCTGGAAGATCTGCCTGATGTCAGTGCAGGTCCAGGAGCTCCCCAGCCGTCCCAGGAGGACGCAGATGCTGAAGAAGCTTAATAACCCCCTGGCAGACTGTCAGGTCAAGTTCTCGAAGACCGAGGAAGGCGTGTTCGAAGGATACGCCTCCACCTTCGGGAACGTGGATTCGTACGGTGACACGGTTGTCAAGGGCGCTTACAAGAAGACCCTGGAAGACAACCCCAGGCCGAAAATGTTTTTCAACCATGATTCCTGGTCCGCTCCGATCGGAATCTGGACAGACCTGAAGGAAGATGACACAGGTCTCTACGTGAAAGGCGAGTTCACCCTCGGCAATTCCCGGGCTCGTGACATTTACGAGTCCCTGAAACACGGTGCTGTTGACGGGATGAGCATTGGTTACACCCTCCCGGAAGGTGGGTACGAAGAACGGAGCAAAGATGAAGAGGGGCTGATCCTGAAAGAGATCAACCTCCACGAAGTGTCGGTCGTCACTTTTCCCGCGGAGACGACCGCGCGAGTGACGGATGTCAAGGAGTTTCGAGAGGAAATTTCCGGCATCCACACTCTCCGAGATGCAGAGCTTTTCCTGCGAGATGCAGACCTGTTCTCTCGGTCCATGGCAACTGCCTTTGTGAGCCGCTTGAAATCGGTGATTCAGCGAGACGCTGAAGACGAGATCGAGCAAATCAAGGCACAGCAAGCTGCAGAGCTTGAAACTTTTCTCACATCTCTAAGGAGTACTGAATCATGAGTAATGACACGGGTGTGATGCTGAGCCGGGCCGATCTGGAATCCGCTCTCCTCAAGCATCACGAAGGTATCGAGACCTCTCTGGAAAAGATCCAGGGTCAGGTCGATGAGACCGGTTCGGCCGCGACGGAAGTCAAGTCCGAGCTGGAAGCACACGCCGCCAAGGCGGATGAACTGGCCGCACGTCTGGCTGAGCTCGAGCAGAAGCATTCCGCTCCTCAGGAAGACACCGGTGAGCTCTCCATCGGCGAGCAGTTCATCAAGTCCGAGGACTTCCAGGCCCTGGCAAAGGGTCGCATCGACAAGGCTGTCATGGAAACCGATCACAGCCTGGGCAAGACCGCGATCGTCAACGCGACTGGCCAGAACCAGCCTCTGGTTCCCGCCGATCGCCGTGACGGTTGGGCGCACCTGCCGAATCGCCGCTTCACCATCCGCGATCTGATCCCGTCCGTGCAGACCGGCTCGAACCTCATCGAGTACGTCCGCGAGTCCGGCTTCACGAACAACGCTGGTGCTCAGGTGGGTGGTTCTCCGGAGGCCTTCGAGAACGTCGCGAAGTCCGAGTCTGGCATCACCTTCTCGCTCGAGCAGGAAGCCGTGCAGACGATCGCCCACTGGATTCCGGCTTCTCGCCAGGTCCTGTCGGACGCGCCTGCTCTCCAGAGCTACATCAACGGCCGTCTCATGTATGGCCTGAAGCTCAAGGAAGAAACGGAGCTGCTGAATGGTACGGGTGCAAACGGCCGCATCAACGGTCTCGTGACGCAGGCAACCGCCTACGCTACCGAGTCACCGGAAATTGCCGATGCCACCACGAAGATGGACACCATTCGTCGCGCCATCCTCCAGGCTGAGTTCGCCGAGTACGCCGTCAACGGTCTCGTGGTCAACCCGTACGACTGGGCTGAGATCGAGATGCTGAAGGTCAACTCCGGAACGGACGACCGCTACCTGGTTGGCGACCCCCGCAACCGCCTGAACGCGGTTCTCTGGAGCCTCCCGGTCGTGGCGACCAACTCTATGGCACAGGGATCGTTCCTGCTCGGTGCGTTCGACATGGGTGCGATGATTCACGATCGCTGGGACATGTCTGTCGAGGTTGCTCGCGAGCACTCGGATTACTTCACCAAGAACATGGTGGCGATCCTGTGCGAAGAGCGTCTCGCTCTGACTGTCTCCCGTACGGAGTCGCTCATCACCGGCAGCTTCTAAGCCGGGAAGTTAGTCCGGGCTTAACCGCCCGTCCGGACAACCCCGGGACAACCTTGTCCCGGGGTTTTTTCTAAAGGAGAAGACCAGATGAAATGCAAAGTTCTTCGCAATTTCCGCAATCCCCAGGACAACAACATCGCCACGAAGGGCGAGTCCCTGGAGCTCACCAAACCTGAGGCCGAGAAGTTCGCTCGGCTTGGACTGGTCGAATACCAGACCAAGGTTGCAACGCCTGTGACCGCCCCGAAGGAGCCCGAGAAGCCGGGAAAGTCTTCGTCTGCGCAGCTTCAGGACCCAGCCAAACGCAAGAAGACGTCGAAGAAGCGCTCGAAAAAGCAGACGGGCTGATCGTCGTCAATGACACCTGGCGACTTGTTCCTCGCCAGGAGTCACATCGAGCGCACCTTTACGCGGCCGATTCCGCTTGGTATCACTACCACTTTGCCCATTTGAGCGGCAAGTGGAACGGGGAAATGCACTCCGTGAACCAAGCCTGGGGAGGAGGTCGACCAAAGCTCCCGGGAATCACTTACTGGGACTACAAAGGTTCCCAACCCGGGTTCAAGAAAGGCGTGCTCTGCCAGAACGGGGGAGGATCAAGCGGCTATCAGGCAATCCAGCTCGCCTGGAATCTTGGCGCCTCGAAGATCATTCTCCTCGGCTACGACATGGCGGGAGACCAGCACTTTTTTGGGACCCATCCGAAGGGTCTCAATAATGCCCCCGCAGATTCTCACCAGGGACCGTTTGTCGGGCTGTCAAAAGCAGCTCAGGCAATCGGCCTGGATGTTGTCAACTGCTCCAGGCAATCCGCTCTCCCAGACATCCGCCGATCGACGTTTGAACTGGAGCTGAATTTGCGGCCCCCCATAGGTCAATGATTTCGGCCCCCATAGGTCAATGATTTCGGCCCCCCATAGGTCGACAATTACGGCCCTCCATAGGTCGACAATTACGGCCCC